TTTTTTCATTACTTTACTTCCCACTCTTGAAGACTCCCAAATGGAGACTCAACTAGTTTTACAACTTGACATCTATTGTCAAATCTTTTCTTTTGCTCATTACAAATTGCCTCTGCAACTGCTTTTGCTTCTCCATCACTTTCACACCATAGGTTAAGTGAAAGTTCTACTCTGTATCTATTCTCGTTATTCATTAGTGAAATTCCCTCCATTCTCCATCTATTTTAATTTGTTCAATCGACATTTTACCAATTGGGTTCATGAATCCATGTGCTGGCAATCTTTCGCACATCTTGTCCCAATCATCACCATCACCACGTGCAAGTTCATGCAACACTTCTGGTATTGGTATCTCGATAATAGCACTGTCTCTAACAACGCCGTCTATAATTGGGAAACCCTTGATTATTATTTCTTTTTTCATACTAATAGTATACTAAAAAGTAATGGTCATTGTCAAGGTATTTTTGAATAAAAAGGAGGGGATGGCAACACGGTTTCACGCATGTCGTGTAAGTAATTGTGGACTTGGTGATGTTCGGTTCCCTGTCCCCTTCCCGAGTCTTGCGACCCTAAACTTTAAAATCTGAGAATTTTTGCTTTCTGTCCATGACAGGTGTATCATCATTCAAATCTACACTGTCTACTAGTTCTTCCTGTGCCTCTTGTTCGACATCATAGAACTTCATTCTCGATCTATCTACACCGATGACAAATCTTTTGAATATTGTCGGATCGTTGTATCTGTTTTTTAACTGTTTTACTACCATCTGATCTAGTTCTTCTAGTTCATCAGATGTAATAAGTGCAAACATTAAATCAGCAGTTGCTGGTAATCCAAAGGACTCTGAAGTGTCTTCGAGTCCAATATCTGTTGAACCAAATCCAGATCTGGTAGTTTGTGTTGCACTAACTATTGGTAAATCGTATTCAACTGCAAGACCTCTAAGTTCTTCTGCGATACTCTTCACTAATGTATAAGAGTTTGCACCAGCACCTGGTTTGATACGATAACTTGCACAAATGTTTAGATAGTCAACGAAGACCATATCTGGACGAAAGTCTTTCTTAATATCTAACTCTTGTAATAAATGTCTGAAATGCCCTACGTGTGCAGAGGCAGTTGGGTATTCTTTTACGATTAGTTTACCCTTAGTTTTGTTCTTGAGTCTGTTGATCTTTGTATCGTATTGTTTCTTAGATAAGTCTGGTAAGTCTTTGATTGGTATATTCAATACATTTGCATCTATACGTTCTGCAATCTTTTCTTCTGACATTTCCATGGTCATATACAATACATTCTTACCCATCATTAGGGCACTTGATGCCATATGACACATGAACATTGATTTACCAACACCTGTACCTGCTAGACAAATGTTTAGAGTTTTGTTTGGTAAACCACCCTTTGTAATTTTGTTGAAGTATTCTAGATCAAAAGGAATCTTCTCTTCTTCTCTGTTGTAAAACTCAAATCTCTCTTCAGCATCTTCGATTACATCGTGACCGATGTGTGTATCAAAGGACACTGAGAGAGCATCTTTGAGTAAGTCTGGTATTTCACCTGTTGATCTCTGAGACTTTTTATCAATGACATCGATTGAGTTCATCACTGCTATGTAAATTGCTCTATCTTTGCACCATTGTTCTGTCTCATTGACTACCCACTCGAAAGCGGACTCTTCTGCTTGGTTAGACAAATCATCTATCAACTGTTTTGATGTATCAATAACTTTATCTGACGATGAAGTTACCTTATCAAGGTTTATGAGAAGTGCTTCAGTTGTTGGATTCTTTGTGTACTGATCAAAGTACTCTTTAGTCAATGTAAAAATTAACTGTTCAGAAGAGTCGGTGAAATACTCAGACTTGAGAAATGGTATTACCTTTCTTGAGTATGATTCACTCTGAATTAGATTCTTCAGTATCGTCTGTTCTATTCTCATTCTTAGTTCCATATTTAAAGTGTGATTTTACTACTTCTTCTAGTCTTTCCATCACGTCTTCAGTAAAATATTTTTCTGGATTGTTATTAATTGTTTTTCCAAATTCTGTTTTTCCATTTGGAAGTTTAACTCTCGTTGATGCTTTCTCAAATATACCACTCGCAAGTGCTAGATCAAGTAACCCGTAATGTCTGTCGAGACCTTTATCATATGTCAATCTGACATCTACGATTCTGTTCTCAACTGTAAGTCTTGATTTTGCATTCTTACAATGAATGATATTACCTACAACTTCAGTTCCTTCTTTCTCTTTTCTCTTAGAGAGATAGATGATTGAAGATGCGGCATATTTAAGTCCTGACCCACCACCCATTTCTTTTTGTGGGAACATAGATCCGATTACATCATACGTATGATTCGTAACAATCATAGGTACTTTAGCACGACCGAGTTTCAAAGTCAATACCCTAAATGCACCTTTTACAATTTGTGCTCTAGTCATATCTCTTGTTTCTTTACCAGCAGTAGTGTCTTCGATTTCTTTAGTAGTTGATAACATACCAAGTGAATCTAAACAAAACATCATTTGTGGTCTTTCTTTCTCGTCCGTTTCTAAGTATCTATCAAGAATAGATATTGCCTGTTTTCTGAATTCTTGAACTGTTACTACAGGCACGATAACAATTCTGTTTGAATCGATTCCTCTTTCTTCAATCATATCTTTTGTGATTGCAGATTCAGATTCGAAATAGATTACTGCTGAATCAGGATTATCAGCAAGAAACTGTTTGACCATTCCTAATGCAAAGAATGTTTTACCAGTTGCTGATTCACCTGCGATTGCAGTAATTTTGTTTTTTGGAAGTCCACCGTATAGTGAACCTGATAATAAGGCGTTAAAGATATATGATCCACTATCAATAAAGGAATCAACATCTCCAGCGGCCACGCCATCTGCAACGATGTTAGCATACTCGTTGCCAGATGCTTTAACTAATTCGTCAATAAATTTCATATGCACCTCTCATAATATAGTATTCAGTATAACACTGAATTAGTTATTCGTCTAGTGTTTTTTTGATATCTAATATAGAATCACATTTGGTGTGTTCTTTCATCATCTCTGTTAAGATTTTTAGACTAGTTTCAATATGAACTATGTAACCAAAGATTATTATTATAGCAGTCAAGTAAAAGATATCTAAAACTGATATCGTCATACCTGTAACTCTCCTTGAAGTTCTACAGTACCATTAGCAATGAGTACTTCTCTATTTGCTAGGTGTTGCTGTTCAACTAAGTCTTTATTCTCACCAGTATATGGAACTGCATGATGATCATCAATCATTCTTTGATTGACACTAAACTCATCATCTCCATTGTGAGAAAATATTTCACCAAGAATACGTCCAAACTTTCCCTTATCATGAGAAACCAATGTTAACTTTTCTGATGATGCTAACATTTCTTTTAGATGTGCCTTTGATGCTTTACCAAATTTCTTTTCTGTTAAATCTCTTGTTCGAGATTCCGGGGTATCTATACCCATCATTCTTACTCTTTGCTTTTTGTAAGACATACCAAAACCGAGATCGATATCAACATCAACTGTATCACCATCTACGACCTTTGCTATCGTTATATTGTATTCATACATTTTTCTTATTCTCCCAGTCTTGTATTGCTTTTCGAATGCTGTCTTCTGCCAATACAGAACAGTGTAATTTAATTGGTGGAAGTTGTAGTGCTTCTGCGATATCTTTATCTTTGACAAGTTTTGCCTCTTCGATAGTTCTACCTTTAAGCATTTCTACAAATAGAGTTGAAGATGCGATTGCACTTCCACAACCATATGTTTTAAATTTAACATCTATGATTCTTTCGTCTGCATCAAGTTTCAATTGAAGTTTCATTACATCACCACATGCTGGTGCTCCAGTCATACCTGTTGCAACATTAGGATCATTCGGATCAAATCGTCCGACACTAAATTGTTTAGGTGAGTTAAGTACTTCTTCGAATCTCTTAACTACTTCTGGTGAGTATGGCATTTTCTAATTTCTCTATTCTTTTGCATAAGTCTTTGAACCCTTCAAAACATTCGAGACCTATAGGCGGGTGAGCATCTTTTTCAAGTTTCTCTAGTCGTTCTTTAATCTCGTTGAGTTCCCTTATATCCACACATTTATTTATGCGAAAAAGGAGTCTAGACTTGCGACTGGTTCTACATTCCAGTCTATTAGTTCTACAATGTTTTTAAGTGGTTCAACAAATGATTTATTAAACTGCATATCATAATCTATAAATCTATGTAAATCAAATTCTCTTGGTAAGACATTGATGAATGATATGACGTTTTCGTTTATAGGATTAGGAACTGTAAGATAAGAAAAATGTATCTTCTCACCATTCTTAATCATCTCATATCTCATGTCTAGATTCTTAGACTTTAATATGTGGTTGTGTAGTAATGAACCACGAACATGAATCGGTGTACCCTTAGAATAAATGTTTGTACTATCTTTGTATTGTGCAAGACCTCTGCAACCACGAGGGAATGCTACTTCTTCAGGTGGTAAGTTTCTAAATTCTTTTCGTGCATTCTCTACGAATGCCCATAAGTCTTGTTCAGTCTGAGTCATAACAACATTTAATGCTTCAGTAAGTTTTGTTCTGACCCATTGTGGTGTTGAAGACTTTGCTGTTTCAATACCCATCATTTTGAGTTTGGGTTTAGCAAGTCGAACACCCTCGTTATCATGTACATTTAGAATATATCTTTTCTTTGCAGTCCAGATACCACGATCAGCAATTACTTCTCTACCCATTTCCATTTTTTGCTGGAAGGCGTTAGTGTATTCTGCCAGATCATCGAAACCTTTAGCAAGAACATCTTCTATTTGTCCTTCTGCTTTAGATAAGAAGTCTATCACTTTATCTTTTGGAGCATCAGGCATAATCTGTTGAACTAGTTTATCCATTGTAATGTAAACTGAGTCTGTGTCCATTGCAATTACATAATCTTCATCGTCTGTTTTCAGGACAGTGTTGAGATAATCATTGATTGTTTTCTCTGCCCACTTGATGATCATCTGACCAGACATTGTAATCGCCTCTGCTAGATCAATAGAAAAGAATGCAAAGTATTGATTCGCCATGGCACCATATGCCGAGTTGAGTGCGATCTTTCTAACTTGTTGATTGTTGTATGCTCTTTTAATTAATGTATCAAGTTCTCTTTTACGTTTAGGGTCATCACATTTCTGTAATTCTTTTTGAAAAGTAATCATCTTACCTTTCCATTCTTTACGTTCTTCGTAGAATGTTTCCATAAGTTCTGGGAACATACCCTGCTTATCACGTGAGAACTGTACACCATTTGGTGTTACTGTTGTGTTTGTTTGTTTACAATACGATAGATCATTTTCTTTGTTGAGCATTCTATCTATCGATACATCTTTACGTTCACCTTTAATGAGTTTTTCTGGTGAGATATTGTATTGCATAATGATATGTGGATATAGTGAGTTCAAGTCAAAAGACATAACCCAATTATGACCACCAACTTGTGGTTCTTTTACATAAGCACCAACAATTGGTTTTGTTTTATCATTGCCAGATTTGAGTCTTTGTGGTGGGGTTTGTATACCTTGATCTTTTAAGAAGTTGTAGATAATAGTTTCCCAATACTTTACCATACCAAACGTGTCTGAATAATTACATTTGGCAGTATATGCCTGAGACATAATCAATTCTAAGAAACCAAGTTTGTTATCTAACTCTTCAACAAGTTCTACGTCTCGTACATTATACTCTAGGAACTTTGCATAGTCTTGTCTGTATAATGTATGAAGTGAACCATACTCTGAGTAATCTAATTTACCCTTACCAAGTTCTACGTTTGCAATGTGATCTAGACGATACGATTCTTGATTAGAGAATGTTCTCTTACGATATAATTCTAGATAGTCAATAACATTGACACCAAGTAGATCATACACCATTTGCTTTTGATAACCTTGAGTTGTAAACTCTCTGCAACTTGATTGATTCCAAGGAGATAGTTTACGATGTTCGTTCTCGCCCATGAGACGATCAATACGATTACAAAGATATGTGATATCAAAACTGTTTACATTCCAACCAGTAATCACGTCAAATGATTCTGTTCGCCAATACTTTATAAACTTTTGTAGTAAATCAAATTCATTTTTACATTCAACATAAACTACATCTGTTCTATCATGTTGCCATGGACCAATACCAAATACAATTGTATCTTTACGAAATGGTTTGATTGATAAAGCATTAACTTTTTCTGATGCGATCATTGGGTCTGGGAAACCATCTTCACATTCACACTCAATATCAAGTGTGGCAATTTTTATCTTGTTGAAGTCCCAGTTGATGTTGCCTTGAAATCTATCTGAAATATATGTGTAAACATATCTGTCATAACCATGTATCTCAAACCCTTCAACACCATCATACTTCTCTCTGAACTTACGTGCCCCACCCATAGAGTTGAGTTCGATAACTTCTAGATATCGACCATCAAGTGATCTATATGGTGTTTGACCTTTCTTAGAAGGTACAAAGTGTTTGGGTCGATAGTTGACCTGTAGTTTTTGCTTTTTGTTACCTTGATATCCGGTAACTAGAATTTTGTCTCTTGTACGACAAACATTAGTGTAGAAATCCATACTGTAAGTATACTACAGTTGGATTATTCTGTCAATGTTCTTTTGCCTTCGAAATCGAAATGTTTTCTGATTACAGACTTTATTTCTTCCCAATGTCCTATCTTGTTTAGTTCATCTTCGACTGTCTGCATCATGTCTGGGTGATCTGCTACACCACTTGCATTTTTAGTTAGTACTTCAACATTGATCTTATGTTTCTCGATCATTGCATCTGCATGTTTGATTTGTGCCATTAAGACACGATTTGAAAAGTCTATCATAATTTACTCCGGGGCAACTGGGACGTGCAATGTACTTAGGTCTTCTTTATCATCGTAGTTAGGTGTTTGCCCTTCTGCTCTGTTTAAAATACCATTAAGTTGATCAATCAATGCTTCATCACTAGCATCACCATAATTTCTTAGGTGTTTAATCGTAAAATTTATTGCACTGAAATCTGGTGTATCATTTTCATCTGCTTCCATATCTAGATGAGATTGAATGCTGTTTCGATAAAGTGAAAGATTATTTACATCTGTCATTTTTGTCCTCGTATTCCTCTATTACCTGTCGCAACTTTGAAATTAGTTTCAAGTTGCGGTTTTGGATCAAACACTGATTGTATTAACAGTTGATTGATCTTGAACTTAAACTCTTTTGCATAAGGTATCCATGGAGCAAAGTTCACTTCCATTTTATTATTCTCTGCTGTAGTGAGAATAATTTGTGGTTCAGTTATTATATAGTTGCCAAAAAAAGTCTTCTTAACAAACCCCATAATAACTTCGCCAGTGTTCAGACGAATGCATTTAACTTCCTGCATTTAGCACTGTTTCCTGTAGTTCTACTGATCTGCGACCAACTTGTCCAAACCATCGTGAATCTTCCATCTGCACTGCCATCTCTTTCCAATCACTAACTGAACATGCCTTTAACATGTTTCTAAATTTACCTAGGCGATTTGCACCTAAATTAAAACACATATTAACTAAGACGTGCTGAATATCTTCGTTAAGATTATCAAAGTCTATATTGTGTTTTTCACATACATGTTTTGTTTCCTCAACATGTTTATCAAAGTCAATCTCGTAGACTGCATCTACTCTTTCTTGACTTACTGGTGTTCCTTCTGGTTCACCAAATTCTGGGTCTCCTTCTCTGACGAGATGTCCGACTCCAAATGTTAAGTAACCAAGAGAATCTTTATAGATTTCTAGGACTTCGCCCTCATGTCTCTTGATCTGGTTTTGTAATAACTCTCTGTTCATACTTATCTTTCTCTAGTTGTTCATCAATTAATTCAAGGAGTATATCACCCATTAACTGATTAAGTTCACTGTTATTTAGTAAATCTTCTATGTTTTCCTCTGTCTCTTCTACATCTTCTGGTAGTCTTCTGATACTTCTTTGAAAATTAATCTGTGCTTCGCCATCAACAAACTGTACATCACCATATTGATACACTAGACCTTTCCATTCAGAACCAATAAGTTCTATACCCGCATCTTTTTCAAATGGGTTTTCGACTACTCTGTATATTGTTCCGAATAATTTTGACATAAAAATAGGGCACTCTAGGTGCCCTTATATTTAGATGTTTGCTAAAACATTTTCTGGTGCTGAT